AAATAGATGAAGACGGCAGGGTAGATGTGTATGCAAAGAATTCAATTAGTATGCATACAGAAAATGATTTTAATGTTCACGCCAAAGGAGACATTAATATGCAAGCAGACAAAGGTATCAACTTAAAAAGTACAGGATCTGAAGGTATTAAAATTGATGCAACCCTAGGCCATCTTGATGTATATACAGAAAAAGATTTTAAAATAGAAGCAAAATTAAATGGAAATGTAAAGGCAGGAGGCAACTATAAAGAAACTGCTAGTCGTATTGATATGAATGGTCCGGTGGCAACAGCAGCATCTCGCATTATTGACCAAGAACAGATTGGTAATAAAAATATTCTTAGGAGCGCGGCAAGTCGTGTCCCTGAACATCATCCGTGGGCAGGAGCAAGTAAGATTCAAGAAACATTTAAATCAGCAAAAGGTAATACGGCATAATGGCAACCTATACACTATCAAATGTTTTAACAGAAAAAGATCTTATAGAATTTGATTTGTTCACTGTTAAAGATGATACTAAAGCAAACACTTTAATAAAAGTATCAAATTTAGAAGCAAGTTCTGATGTCATCAATTTCATATTAAGAACATCTCTATGGAAAGGGTATAGTACTACTGTTGATAATATATCTTATATAGGTTATGGTACAACAAAAAACACATCTAGTAATGGATTAACAGAGCAAGAAAGTTACAATGACTTTATTGAAGTTTTAAAAGAAAAAGAACGTAATTTAAAAAGATTACTACCGTTGCCTACGGTATCACAATCACAATATGATGGATTACTTAGTTTGTTTTATTTTACAGGATCTTTTAAAGAAGTTGGTACTGAATTTAGAAAATTTAAAATTTTTGATTACATTGAAAAAAGAGAATGGAATTGGGTTGCTAGTGCTTTAGTACATAGTGGTAACAAAAGACCCATTAGACAAGGCGAAGCGAAAATAATCATGCTTGCTGATTATGGCAGACAAACAGATAGAACACTGATTAAAGAACAAGGATTACAAGACATTAGAACAATGTATCCTGATAGATTAGAGACTGATCTAGCAAGAAGACAAGCAGAGTTTGTTTACTTTAGAGAAACAAATAGATTCTTACCTAAAACATCTGAATCAAGAAAAAGACAAATCGTTAAACTACTCACATAACATAAAAAAATAGTTCATAAATATTAACATGAGTGTATTACTTCTTAACGCAGACGCCCAACCCGTGTGTCTATTACCGCTTAGTATTATTAGTTGGCAAAGTGCCGTCAAAGCATATTTTGCAGATAAAGTTAGAATAGTTAAAAACTATGATAACCGTGTACTACATAGTGCAAGAATGGAAATGCCTATGCCTAGTGTGGTCATGCTAAAACGATATCATAAACAACCTACCAGAGCAAAGTTTACCCGGCGAAACTTATTTGTACGGGACCATTTCATGTGTCAATATTGCGGAGACCACCCTAGGGTAGGTGATTTAACAATAGACCATGTATTACCCAGAAGTCACGGCGGTAGAACAAACTGGACTAATTGCACTACTGCTTGCAAACCATGCAATACAAAAAAGTCCAACAATCCTCATATTAAACCAGACATTTTACCCTTTCAACCCACCTGGCATGACATAAATTATAATGCTAAAATCTTCAAAATACATATTCCTGATGCAAGTTGGCAAGATTTTTTACAGTGGCCAGAAGAATTATTAATAATTAACGAAAATCCTTCAAAAACACAGTACTCCTAAAAAACTGAATTTTTTATGGCTAAATATTAGTATGGAAAAAATAATTGGATATACTACACGCGGCCAAGAAACTACTAGTCAAACACTGACGGGTTTGCAACTTGCCATCAGAGATTTGGAAAACCATTTTAGAATTCGTAAGGGTGAAAAATGGACTAATCCAGAATTTGGAAGTATGCTACCTTACTATGTGTTTCAACCGTTAGATGACGCAACTATTAGCCTTATTGAAGACGATGTAATGGCTGTTGTAACTTATGATCCGCGTTTTGAGTTAAGATCCTCTACGGTAAGGGTAGATGAAGATGAGTTATCTGTTACAGTCAGAATAGAATTATTATATCTTCCCACCACAACAGAAACGGATTTAGAGATTAAATTTGATAAAGAATTTCAAGAAGCGGAGCAGTTTTAAGGTATGGCACAGCAAGTAAGACAAACACGCATGTTTGCGGCGGAAGATTATACAACAGTATATGAATCATATGTCAATGCTAATTTTCAAGCATATGACTTTGATACTATTAGAACCTCGATGGTTGATTATATTAGAAACAACTATCCTGAAAGTTATAACAACTGGGTTGAAAGTGCTGAATTTGTAGCACTGTTAGATGTAATTGCATTGTTTGGTCACAACTTAGCCTACCGTGTTGACTTGAACAGTCGCAACAACTTTTTAAGCACCGCTGAAAGACAAGACTCCATACTTAAACTTGCTGAATTTTTAGGTTATCAACCACGTAGAAATCTTACAGCCTTTGGTGAATTAAAAGTAACTGCTATTAAAACAAACGAAACAGTAATTGGTAGTTCAGGTACTTCACTTGCAGGCCAAGAAGTGCGCTATGAGAACACAAGTACTGTAGATAACTTAGATAACTTTATTACATTAATGAACGCAATTTTTGCTTCAAGTAATAAATTTGGTAGTCCGAGACAACAAGCAGTTATTAATGGTGTATTAACACAATTTTATAATTTAAAAAATACTGAAGATCAAATAACATTCTCAATTAGTGGTATCGCTGAAGGCAATAATGTTGAATTTGATGCAATTGGTGTTGATTATAATAGCACACAAAAAACTATTATTGAAAATACACCTGATCCGCAAGGCGCATTTAGTATAATTTATAAAGACGATGGTAAAGGAGTACAAAGCAGTGGAACTGGATTCTTTGTAGGTTTTAAACAGGGTGCAATTAGTTATCAAGACTTTGTTATTGAAAATGCAGTCAGTAGTCAAACTTTGGATATTTCCGCAGAAAATGTAAACAATACAGATGTTTGGGTTCAAACTATTGATACACTAGGTAATATAGAAAAAAATTGGACTAAAGTCGAAAGTGTCAATGGACAAAATGCCATTTATAATACTATTGAGAATGGTGTTAAGGATATATATGCTGTAAAGACAAGAGAAAATAATCAAGTCAGTATACAATTTGCAGACTCTCGTTTTGGTAATTTACCACGTGGTATTATTAGAGCATGGTATAGACAGAGTGAAAATTCAACATATACCCTAAGACCAGATGATATTGGAACTAAAAAGATCAACATGGATTATGTTGGCATTGATGGCAACACATACCAAGCAAATATCACTGTACAACTAAAACAAAATGTTACCAATGCCAGCGCAAGTGAAAGCATGGATGACATCAAGGCTAATGCTCCTAGAATTTATGCTACTCAGGATCGTATGATTACTGCACAAGATTATAATAGTTACCTATTAAAACAAAGTGATGACATTGCTAAGATTAAAAGTATTAACCGTACACATAGTGGTCACAGTCGTTATATTGATTTTAACGATCCTACAGGCATGTATACTAAAGTTAGAATGTACGCGACTGATGGTCTTTTAGCAAAACAAAACAGAAACAAACAAGCATTTACTAGTGGAATTACCGAAGAGAACGTTTATAAGAGATATATTAAATCGTTATTAGCAGATGATGAATTAGTAAATTTATATTATGACGGATTTAAACTAACATTTGAAAATCTAGCAGTCGCAGGAAGCACCGGTACAGTAACAACCCCAAGCGCAGATGCATTAACTGGTTATACATTTACATGGCAAAATCCTGCTTCAGATACAACAGCAGATACAAGTACAGGTTGGTTTGTAGAAGCAACAGATACTTCAATTCCTGTTCGTGTTGGTAGTTCAACAACTACTTACTTAAAGTATCTTACACCGGGTTCTTTGATAAAATTTAACATTGCAGACAGTGTCGGTACATTAACTGGTACCTATAAATGGGCAAAAGTAAGTACAGTGTTTGCGTCTGGTTTAGGTGTTGATAACAGTCAGGGTTCTCCAAGCGGTA